TCAATGCTTCACGACATATTTGTAATATGCCGCTTCCTTATCCTTCACTGCATCCTTGTCATTCAGCCAAAAAGCGCAGGCTGAGTCTGCATAAAAATCGATGCTGCGCATACCGTGCTTCTCATTCACGGCGCAGCGATCGGAGTATTCGGCGTTCATTGCGACCCAGAATTCAACCGGGTCACAGTCAAGGCCGCGCTGCTGCATTACCTGCTTGCACTGTTCAAAAGTCCAGTGTGGGCCGGTCGTGCCGTCAGCATTCTGCATGCTGTGCAGCCATTCCTCCGCCATGCTCTTAGTCATGCGTCCTGCGTTTGCGCTTGCTGCATACCCCATAGAGCGCTCAGAGCCGCGCGTCTTGTCCCCTACGAACGAGGTATCACCCATATAAGCGTCATCATCGCGAAAGCCAATAGGGCGCATCTCATCCTCGTAATCGGGGTACTCGTCATGCCTCGGCCATGCGACACTGTTCTTGGGCGCAAAGCGTCCGTCAGAATAGCGGCGGTAACTACGCATTTCCGGTTCGCCGCCGTGAATGCGCTCGTCATAGTAATCATACGGCTCCATGTTGCCGTAATGATACCGCACGCCGTAATGGTGACGATCTTCGGGATACATCTTGCGGATTCTCCATTCCTCCGGCGAAGCATTCTCTCGGCGGGTGTGCTGCATCAACAGCATTCGGGTTCCTCGTTTCATGATGATACCCCCTTACACTGTCGGCGCTGTGCCGTTAATAGACCGCAGCGCGTCAGAGTGCGAGCAGCAGGAATTTCCGAGCATTCGGAAGCTGCCGCCGGTTGCCGAAGTGACCACCCGGCAAAGGTACTTGTGCCGCGTGTCGAGGTTGAACACGGTAGCCGCCGCGCCGTTGCATTTTAAGAGCGGATACGTTACCGTGCCGTCGCCGATCGTGATAACCACCGGCGCGCCGATGATCGTTGTACTCGGGATGTTCTGCGCGATTACGATTCCGTAAACGCAGCCGTTCTGGTAGTCCCCCGCCGGAATATTTACCGTCAGTACGCCGCTTGCGTAGGTCACGCTCTGTGAGATACGCAGGTTCGGACAAAGTTTCTGTACAGGCTTGCAAGCCATAACTATTCCCTCCTGTCAAAGGCAGGGGGATTGCTCCCCCTCCTGAATATCGTATCTCAGCAGCCGCAAGTGTTGCAGCCGCAGCCGGAAAACTGGTAAGGTGCCGGAACCGGGAACGCCGGTACCGGAGCCGGACGCAGAGCGTTTACAAGGTAATTGTTCTGTGCCTCCTGCGAAGCCGCGAACTTGAGGGTCTGGTTCTCGTTCTGGAGCGCCGCAATCTTCTCCTGCTGACGGGTGTTCTCCATCTGGTCAAGGCGTGCAATGATACGGTCGGTGTCGTTGTGCGCCGTCTGGATAATGTCGCGTGCGTTGGTTGCCGCGTTGTAATTGGTGTCGCAGAAACCGCGCTCGATCTGGCGCTGTGTGTCGCAGCAGCAGGTGGACATCTGCGTGCCGAGTGCCGTCAGACCGGCGGTCACGCCGTTAAAGCCGTTGTTCATGTTCTGAACCGTGTTGTTTGCAAGCTGTGCCGTCTGGTAGCCGAGCTGACATACCGAATTGTCTACGCCGTGGAAGCCGTTCGAAACCGTGTTTCCGAGCGTGTTGAAGCCGGTAAGCATACCGTTGTTCATGGCGTAAAAGCCGTCGCACAGGCCGCTCTGAATGCCGAGAACCGAGCGCGACAGGTCGTTAAAGTTGAACTCGCTGCACAGGTCAGAGCGAGTTACCGCGCCCTGATAGCCTGCACCGTTGCCGCCGTTGTTGCCCCAGTTGCCCCAGCCGTTACCGCCGAAGATGAGTGCGATAATCAGAAACGCGAAAATCCACGAGCCGTTACCGCCCCACATGCCGTCATTGCCGCCGCCGTTGTTGCTGTCCTGCCCCAGTGCATAGCCCAGAGCCATAGAGTCATCACTCATTATAAATTCTCCTTTTCAGTTTATTTTGGACGGAGCCGCGCGAACTCCGAACATGACAAAATCACGTCGGTTTTTCGTCAAGACCCGTCCAAACTGAAAAGAAGTTATTTACTTGATCTTCATGCCGAACTGCTGCGCAAACTGGTCGAGGTCAATTCCCCGCTCCTTTGCAATGTTCATTGCCATCTGCCGCAGCGCGTCCGGGCTCTTGCCCTGCATACTCTGCATCAGCTGACCGACCATCGGATTATTGCCCGTCATCTGCTGCAAAAGCGCCGTCGGGTTCCCGCCGTGCTGCATCAGCTGCAAAATCTGCATCATATTCATCATGCCTCGCTCCCTCCCAGCTTGTCGCATAAGGTGTTGAACCGTGCTTTCAGCTCGTCAAACTCGCTTCTCGGAACGAACTTTGACAAATCCGTTTCCGAGGGTTTATTTGTTTCCTGCATCTGCACACGGCTGTATGCTGCGAAATCCGCGCAGCCGGTTTGAAGGTTGAGCTGCTTTGTGTAGATATAGCCGTGCGCCGTGTCCGGCATGATGGTTAAAGCACCCGAAAAGTCGGTCTGAACCGCTCTTGCCTCCTCAACGCTTGCCACTGGACGCACAATATGTTGTGGGTACTGCGGCATCTGCACATTCTGTTGTGGATATTGCTGTGGATACTGTGGATAACCGTAAGCCATTATCCGTGCACCTCCGTTTCGTGAAGGGAGCGCTCCTTGTAGGCAAGGTACTCGTCGAGATACTTTGTGTTCCCCGCCTCGCGGTAGTCCTCAGCAATGCGCCGCGCACACTGCTTGTCGTAGCCGATACGTTCCAGTCTTTGTTCGTAGCTCATGCTTTATCGCCCCTCTCTATGCGTCTATTATAGCGCATCGGAAGCGCGAAAACCTGTCACAAAACTTTCAGTATTTTCCGTTTGATGTTCCGCAGACGCCGGTAAACCGTTGCCTCGCTCATATGCAGCGTATCCGCAATCTGAATAACAGAACGCGCCGTAACTCGTAGATCGAATACGGCGCGTTCCTCGTCTGTAAAATTGCATTCACGCCGGAAGTATTCCACCTCCGGCCTTGTAAATTCCGTTAATTTCATGCGGTATCCCCTCGTTATGGTGTCACCGCATATCTTTCCCCTTGTATAAAAATCGGGTGCGACACACTTTCGCGCTTCGCACCCTATAAAAACACACCGTCCCACGTCCTCTACGTCTATACCCTATGTAGGTTCATAAGGCTTCGGGGAGCGCAGGAACAATGTGTTTTTCAATCCTGATAGGATTATACTATCTTTTGCAGCCGTTGTAAACGGTCGCAACTTACTTAATACTTAGCCGTACAGGTGTGCCCTGTCGTTGATTACCAGAATGCGCATCAGGCTTTCGGTCAGTGCAAGGTTGCCGTTCTCGTCGCCCTGCAAAAAGCCTTTGTTTACGAGCTTCTGCACGGTCTCCTGTGCCCACTGCGGGCACTCCTTCGGCCTGTTGTAAACCTTCTCCGCCGCGCTCCTGATCTCCTGCTTTGCGATTGCACGGGTCTGTGCTTCCGTCATATCTTCCACCCTTTCGGTAAGTCGTTTCTTGAATGCCGTGAATTTGCTTTCGTCCCTCACCCACGGTTCCGGGCAGTCCTTGCCGGTCACGTCGTAGTGCCGTACAACACGGTCAGCAGGCACATTGTACCGCCCCATGAGATACTTTACGAGCTCGACCGCCCTGTCGACCGTTGCCGCCGTGATGGTGTACCTGCCGCCCACGATGTCCGAGCACATTTCCACGCCGATACTGTTGCGGTTCATGCAGATGCCGTGCAGTGGATGATGGCTGCTCTCGAGCGCACCGCCGCAGTGCCATGCCGTGTCGTCATCGCGGACAGACTGCACAATGCTTTTCTCGTCGACAAAATAGTGCGCACTCGCGCTCAGATTTCCGTTCTGATAGTACCGTCCGTTGTTCGCCGCCGTGTCGCCGTTGTTCGCCGTGTAGTGCATGACGATATAGCGAATGCCGTTTCCGCCGCGACCCGAACGGTAGTTGCTCGGGTCACAGGGGATAAAATCAATCTTCATGGCTGTCCTTCCTCGGTGCATCATAGGTCAGCGCCTTTTCGCTGTCAGAAAGACCCGCCGTCGTCGGGTCAATGAACACGCTCAGCACCGCAAGGCACATGGTAACAAGCTGCACAGGGTTAGAGAGCACCGCCTTGATGCCCTCCCACACAGCCGCCCAGCTCGTAAACGTCTGCGGGTCAACACCGATAGCGGTGATAGCCACCGACACAACGCCCACCCAGAACCAAGGATTACGCACTCGTACTTTGATGTTCATGTTCATAAATATGCTCCTTTTCCAAGTCCTCGATGCGATGATTCGCAACACGGATTCGCTCGTCAAGCACAGTAACATCCTGTTGCAACTTGTACGTTTTTTCAACAAGGTTATTGTGCTTCTCGACTTTCTTTTCTAATTGCTCAATGCGGTAGTTGGAAAGATTGCTGCTCAGCGCAATGCCGCCCAGCGTTCCCACCAAAGTCCCCACCAGACTGAGAGCCGCTGTTATCACTTCAGCCGGCATACCCCACCTGCTTTCTGTTGTACTTCTGCGTGAGATACAGTTCCGTAATCTTGTATTTGCGCACCGCCTCGCGGATTTCTGCAAAGTCCTCACGCTGTCTGATTTGCCACGGAAAAACCTCGTCGACGATCATGTTCGGTGCAGCGGTGTTTTCTGCGCCCTTCATGTTACGCCTCCTGCTTGAGCATTTCGGTCAGCGTGTTCCACTCGCTTTCGGTGAGCTTGCCTGCTGCAAAAAAGATGTCGATCTTGTCTGCAAGGCCGTCGGTCTGGTTCTTCTCGATCATGCGCTTCAAAGTACGAAATAACATTGTGTTTGTTGCTCCTTTCATTCGTTGAGACCCAGTTCAAGCAGGGTCAGTCTGTATTCGTGGTCTACGATCATAGCGTTTGTGTCGTCTTCTGCGGTTGGCTCAGGTTTAGGCAACGCCGCCTTATCCGCCTCGATTTCCTCAGTGGTGCGCTCGACCAGAACGCCGTCTACGAGCTTATAGCGCGGAACCGCGCCGTCGTATAACGGCTTTGACAGATAATGGCTCTGCGCGAGCGAAAATTCGTCTCCGTATCCTTCGTCGACTTTTATCCAGTCGGTGAGGTCTGCCGGGAGAGAATACTCTCCCTCAAGCCGCAGCACACGGCTTTCACTGTCCAGAAGGACGTATACACGGGATTTTGGGGTTTGCATGGTGTGTCACCTCCTTATAGGTCGGCAGATATATCGATAGCAGAGGAGCCATCGCCTCTCACAAAATAAACTGAGTTTGGTGCAAAAGCACCTGATTTTTGAAACTCAACACAAATGGAATTAGGGGATGTCCAAACGAGAGCAAGTGTCATACCAAAGATGTCACCATCAACACCAGTCAAAAACAATCCTGTATTTTTATTGAAATTTAGCGTTGGGTTTGTGCGCATCTGCTCCGGCAGGTAAATCAATGCTCTGGCAGCATTTGCGCTAATTCCAAAAGCGATAGCGCTCCCGACATATTCGGCAGGACAAAAACGCCAGCGATACAGCTGGCATCTCCTCAGCTGCTCCCCGAAATCAGGGATTTCGTTAAGTATCCAGTTACCAGAAGAATCCTGATGAGCAAGGGTCTGCGTGTCGCCAAGTTCGAGCTTGGCGGCGAGGATGGGAGCAGAGCTCACATTCGTTACCCAAAGTCTGCTGCCATTGTTGACACCAAAGATACGGATAGACGCATAATCGATTATTGCATCCCAAGTCCCCCATGTAGACGGTACGACGGCTGATGCTGACTCCAAAGAACCATCTGCGTAAAGGAAACTCAGGGTCAAACGTTTTCCTTTAAGTATGGCTGAGAGCTCATCCGAAAGCGGGTGGAATAACTGACCGCCACTATGGGAAATAGAGCCGTCATTCACAGTCAATGTTCCTTCTGAAATCTCCCACCTGTCAATGGTGTAAACCCATTCGCCGCAGTAGCCGGGAACTTGCGCGGATTTACCGACAATATAATTTGTACCGTTCACAGTGATGAGAGGGTCTTGTCCGCTGTATCCGATAACCGGATAAGCCTTGTCGGTTGTTCCGGCTTCTGTCCACGAAAGAGTGTTGTATTTTACACCCGCCGGAATATAGTACCCGCTTCTCTGGTTCACTGGATTGCCAAAATACCAGTTGTCGAGCAGGTTTGGATTTGTGCGATATTTTAAGGCGCCAGAAATCAGTGTCGAATCCTCAGCGCTGACCGGAATGGTATCGCCTCGGATTTCGAGCTTCTTCCTCAGTTCAGCAGGCGTAGATGCACCGGAGATAATTTGCGCCGCTCTCAGCGCAGCGTCGATTTCTTCGCCGCTAAACTGTGATATATAAGTATCGGGCATTTACACAACCACCTTTCTTGTGAATTTCTCATTAAAGCCTTTGCCGTCACGGGTGACAAGCCGTCCGGCAGAGCTTGCACGGTATACACGATAATAGATGAGCACGCAGCCGGGTGCACCGTCGCCGCCGTTGGAGCCGTTGCCGCCTTTTCCGTTTCGTTCCACGTTGTCATTTGGGTGAAGGTTCACTTTGCCCGGATAGCTTGCTTTGTTTGGCACCCTGTGTCCTGTGACGGAAAAACCTGCGCCACCGCCACCGCCACCGCCGTTGCCGCCTATGCCGCCGAAACCGATTTGCGTTTGCGCGACAGGTGGAAGCGCGGTCGCACCTCTTCCACCGTAGCCGCCATACGACTGAGCGGTCATTGAGTATTCATTCGCATATGCGGAACCGCCGCCATTGCCGCCGTTGTTGCCATTCGCACCATAGGCTGCGCCGCCGCCACCGCCGCCGCCGCCGATACCATAAACGCCGCCATACCATACGCCATCTGAACTATAGAAATCCTCTTTTTCCCCTCGCTCACCGTTTGCGCCCGGTTGCCATTCTCCGAGGCTTTCGCCAAGCACTAAATCAATTTGCGGTGTTTTCGAATTTCTGTCAGCGCCGCCGCCTTTAGCTCCTGCGATGCCGGTTACTCCTGTGCCCGCATAAACCGTTCCGGTGATGGTATCTGTGTATCCTAACGGGTTCGCTGAACCATCTTTGGAGTTGAGAGAACCGAACGTAGTGTTTTCACCGTTGTGACTATCGTCGTTCGTGCCGAACACTTTGCCCGTTCCGCCTTTGCCGATTGAAATGTTAAACACGTCTCCACCGGATACATCAAGCGTTGCCTGCATGATTTTACCGCCCAAGCCGCCTGTACCGCCTGCGCCGCCATCTGCGCCGTAGTAAGCACCATAGCCGCTATAATAGGTTGTAAAATCTGTCACCGAGTCTGTTTCGGTGTAACCGCCGGAATATTCAGTCGGGGTCTTTCCCTGCTCACCCGGATTTCCTCCGCACCCGCCCCCAATCAGCACTACACGAATACTCGTCACATTCTCCGGCACAGCCCACGTTCCATCTTTGGTTAGAACTTCGACCGTGTCGTAATATTCCTGCGCACCAATGTCCGGCGGAAAATAATCAATCAGCACACTTTCCTCTGCCGCAAGTTTGCCGGATACCGTAATATCCGCACTTTCAATGCAGCCGGAGACTGTACCGCCGTAAGGATGTGCAATCTTTACTACATCACCGGGGATTTCACGTTTAACCGCGATTTTGTAATTGATACGTTCGTTGTGACTGTAATACTCAGCAAGGCGTTCTGCGACCGCTGTTGCGTTCACGAGAGACACGAGCGTTGCGTTCTCTACCTTGACCGTATTGTCGGACTGCGTAACGAGTTCGCGTGTTTTCGGTTTAATCTGCTGCATTACCTGTCGGGTAACGTGCGTGTACTTTTTGCCCATCAGCACGCCCGAACCTGCCGAAACCGTTGCCCAGTTTGCGCCGCTTGCGAGAATGGAAAAGCCGGATGCCGCAAGATCGTAGCACGGTTCGTCGAAGGTGATTTTGTCGCCTGCTGACGTTGTTCCCTTGAAAAGCTCTGTCGTTTCCGTTGCGCTCTGCGAATAGGCGTGTTCGGTTACGATTACCTCGGTAACAGGCGTTGCGTAATCAACCGTACCGCTTGCGTAGATTTCGCCTGCGTCGATTGCGCTTGCCTCACCGCTCCACAGCCCTTCAATGCGAATTGCACCGTCAAAGTCAACCTTGAACGTTGCACCAATCGCGAAAAGCACCTGCGTGAGGTTTTCGCGCCGTGTTGCGATAGGAAGCCAACCGTAGAGCTTGATGTTCTGCAAGTTCGTTTTGGTATAAACCGTCAGCGGCGAACAAATATCCTCGCAGACTTCTTTTACCGTCTCGCCTGTGTAAATGCCGCCGTCATGATAGGTCTCGTCAAGCAGACCGACGGTCGAAGTGCAGGCGAAATGATAGGTGTTGATGGATGTTCGGCTGATTTTCTGTACGTAGAAAATGCCCATCTGTTCATCATCATGGAAGAAGGTCAAAGGCGTGTTGCGGATGAAATCGGTGAGGGTGGTGTTATCGCTGTCGATGTCAAAGCCGAATGTGTCAATTTCCTGCGACGCAGCAATCGGGGAACGCGCTTGATACAAGTTCCCCGATGTAACGTCTGTCGCCGAAAATTCTTTGTCCAGGTAAATGATTTTGTTTGTTCCCATGTGTCACGTCCTCTGCGGTGCCATCGCGATAAACTGGAAGGTCAGACCGTTCCAGTACGACTCTTTGTCTGTCTTTACGATAAGATTGTCCTGTCCGGAGGTCACGTAGGCGTTAAACGTGAGCGTTTTCTGCCCGTAAGGTAAAACTACCTTGTGGCTGTCCTCCGGTGCGCTCAGGACTTCATACAGCGCGTCGTAGTCGGCATATTTACCGACTACAGGCTGAATTGTCATCTCATAGTTATAAAACGTGCCGATAATATCGCGTATCATGCGGCCACTTAAAGCACGTTCCGCGTTCTCGCCATCGAGTACTTGAAAACTGCGCTTCAAGCCGGTGACAAAAACGTTATAGTTTTTTCCGTCTACAGAAAGTAACATTTATGCACCACCTGTCACAAGATTTACGCCGCGTCGGCGTGTTTCGCTGCTGTTATACGCATTGGTAATGCGCGCGAACTTCGTACCGTCAATATACAGATTGATCGGCGCGTTGTTATTGCCCATACCGCCGCGCGCGTCCAGAGCTTTGTTGAAAGCGTCGATCATGGTAGACAACGGAGTTTCGACGTTCACGCCGCTCTTCTGGTCGCCCAGCAGCGCAAGAAACTGATTGTTCGGCGAGATTACCGCGCCGTTTGCCAGTGCCGGAACGTTCAGCGAGGGCATGGAGGCGTTAAGCGCAAAGGTGCTTGTTCCAGAGAACGCGCCGATAAGCGAGGAAATGCCGCTGCCGATACTGTTGCCGACCTTTCCGAGGAGGCCAATAACATATGCGAGCGCGTCGCCAAGCGCGGTAATTGCCTGCGTTGCGAGCTCGATTGCACCGATTACCGCAGAGCCGATAAAGCTGATGATCGGCTTTACAACCGCCCAAATCTGCTGTAATACGGGGGCGAGCGCTTCGCATACCTTTGCAATGGCCTGCAATGCCGCCGTGAGCAGGTCGAGCACCGCCGGGGCAGCCTTTTCGATAGTCCACTTGCCGAACGGCAGGAGGACGTTCTCATACGCCCACGACAGGCCGTTCATGATGATATCTACAAGCGGTTCAATCGCCGCCCACAGGTTTCGGAACGCCGTCATTAGCGGTTCAAAGTTGAGTCCGCTTGCCCAGTTCGCCGTGGCCTGCGACATTCTGTCAATGCCTGCAAGCACATCGTCGATGATTTTAAGGATGCTTGTCCAAATCGCGACGCCGTTACCGTTGTACTCCCATGCGGATTGCAGGTTTTCGGCAATGGACTTAATCGCGGTGATAATGTTCGTGATGATCGAGAGGATGTGCGCAAAGATACTTTGTCCCAGTCCGCCCTGCGTCCACGCCGTGATAAACGCCTGTCCGATGGAGTTAACAAGGTTCACGACCGCCGTAATCATCTGCATCAGCGCGCTTAACAGTCGCTCTCCTGCATTGCCGTCGTTCCACGCAGCGATAAAAGCTTGTCCGATTGCCGTAACAGCTTGAACAACGGTATTGATGAGGTTCATAATGCTTTGCAGCATTTGCTCTCCTACGTTGCCGGTATTCCATGCGTTCGTAAACGCGGTTGCAATCGAGGCAATCAGCTCGAGTATCATTTGCAGCAGGAGTTGTAGATTGTTCAGTGTTTCAACGCCCGTTCCATTGTTCCAGACGTTCATAAACGACCGACCGATAGCGGAAACCATGTCTTTCAGCGCAGAAAGAGCTTTCTTTGCGCTGTCAATGGTCTGCTGTCCGTACTGCGCCCACGACTCCTGAAACGTTTTCCAGAAATCCGTGAGCCACTGCGGCATCTGGTTTTCCGCCGCAGAAAAGTCGGTATCAAACTTCGGCGTGCTCGGGTCCTCGGTATTGTTCGTGAGCTTCTGCACTGTATCAAACGACGCAAGAGCCTTTTCAGCTTTCTTTGTCGCCTTTGTGGTGTCGTTTGTTGCGTCTACCTGTTCCTCAAGCGCTTTAGCGTTGTCCTGCGCTTTCTGCGCCGTCGTTCCGAACACCGATGCGGTAAACTGTGCCATCTGTGCCGTTACCTGTGCAAGCGCCTGCATTAGTTTGTTCAGCCATGGCAAAACCGCCTCGTAGATCGGCTGAAAAGCCGTTAACAGATTGCTTTTTACTTGACCGAAAGACTTTGCAAACGTCTTGTTGGCAAGAAGTGCGCTCCCCAGACGGTTTGTCAATGCCGTCAGTGCTTTGGAAATCAAATTGAAAAAGAGCGCACCGGCAACAATGGATTTCAGACGAGTACCGAAAGAACGAATGCCGTTACCTGCCTTTTTCATCGAATTCGCTGAAGACTTGCCGAAGCTCGAAAACTTTGCTTTGAGTTTGTCTACAGCCTTGCCGAGGGCGTTTCCGATGGAGTCTTTGAGCTTGCCGAACGTTGTTTTAACGCCGCTCCCCAGTTCAGAAAGCACGCGCTTAACCTTCGCAAATTTCGAGGTTGTCTGATTTGCGAAATCGCCCATTGCAGCTTTGGCCTGCGCAAACCCTGCCTGCATGGTCTCAAGTTTCGCCTGCTCATTGCTGAGACTGGATGCGATGTTCTGCCCTTCGGGGCTCATGCGCGACGCTTCGGAAGCCTCTGCAAGTTGCTGCTTGAGCATTGCCGCCTTGTCGTCTGCGTTTCGCAGCGCTTCGGCGAGCGTGTCGGACTCAGCTACAAGGTTGTTCAGTTTTTGCGCCGACTCCGAAAATTCCTCCTGCGGAATTTCGCCCGTTGCCGCCTGCTTGAGTTTTGTATTATAGTCAGCCTGTGCCTTGACGATTTCCGCGTTGACTTCCTCAAGTCGCCCGGATAACCGTTCTGCCTCTTTGGATGTAGCGGCAAGGTCGGCTTTCATCTTCAAGCCTTTCGTACCGCCAGCGGCGACCTTTTCCCACTGCGCGGCGAGCTTGTTCACCTTCGCGGTTTGCTTGTCGATGGCGGCTGACTGCTTTTCAATGTCTTTCGACATCTGTTCAAGCTGTTTCTTTGCCTGCTCGTCACTGATTGTTGCTTCAATTCGGATAGAGCCGTCCGCCATTTATTCACCGCCTTTCTATTTGATCTGCGCCCAGAATGCGTCTACTACTTCCTTCTCTTCCTCAGAAAGTGCAGGCGTGGGCGTAAGATTACGTTTGAGTCGTTCGTAGTCCTGCCGCTGCTTGCCCTTCATCTTGCTTGTGTCCGTGCCTCTGATCTGGATTGCATGAGAGATAGCAGAGTCCTCGTCAAGACTTTCCATCATCGCCATAAATTCAAACCAGTGCAAATTGATCTTGTGCAGTTCAATCCCGAACGTCTGCCGGAACGACGCATACAGCCGTGCGGCGTCATAGTCGAACCACAGCAGCCGTTTACCGCCCGGTTCGATTTCTTTATCGTCACCGCATCGAATGAACCACTGTAGGCCTTCTAGGGCCACGTCAAGGGGCGGCATCCCTGCTCCGAAAAGCAGAGACAGTGCCACCATTACGCGGTCATTCTCGTTCAGCTCCGGGTCATCGAGCGCAAGGGAAATCTGAATGCCGATGCGGTAATCCGTGCGGATGAGATAGCCCTTGTAATCGCTCGGCAGGCGGTCGAGCAGCATGTTAAACACTGCCGACACGCTCCGAACTGTACTTGTTCATGTTCGCTACGCGCTTCTGTGCGTGCGCGTCTACGATCGGGATGAGCTGAGAGAAAAAGTCTAAGAACTGGTCAGAGGACGGAAGCACCGCGCCGAAAACCTTCTTGCAGGTATTCTCGCCGATGAGCGCGTCCGTTTTGTCGCGAATTTCCTTGTCAAATTCAACAACGGCATCAATCGCGCCCATAACGTCGTTGTCCTTTGCGGAAATGGCATCTGCCTTATCCTTGAGCTCGTTCAGCAGTTTGAAAAAGCCCTGAATAAAGCTGTCGTCCGAGAGGGGAAGCGAAATTGTTTCCCCTGCATCGTTTACCTCGATGATCTTAACGCCACTGTTTACGCGGATACTTTCCATTTCTTATTTCCTCATTAAACTGCTACGTCAGCAGTGAATACCGGCGCGCCATCGGTGATCTTTACAGTACCGGGGATGGGGTCGCCGACATAGTTGATCGTAAATTCCTGCGTCGGGGTTGCGTCGCCATCGCCGCCGTAGCTGTCGAGCTGAATAGAGACCTCCTGCACCTCTGCAACGTAAGTTGCGCTAGCGCCATCGCCGGTAACGTCCCACAGGTCGACATTCAGCATCCATGCGTGCGCATCGGCCAGAATTGCGCGTGCGCGGCGCTTCTTGGTGATGAACGTGTATACCGGGTCGCCCTTCGTGCACTGCTGCGATACGGACATGTTCGGCTGATAGCCGGTCAGCTCCGTAGTCGCAGAGGACGAAATAATATCCTGCTCAGTCTCGGTCTGTGCGCCGAAATCAATAGCAGCACTCGTTACGTTCTTGCCTACGCGCGCCCAATTTGCGGCGGAATACTCGCCCATCTTGTCGGAAGTATCCAGAAAGTGTGCGATAAGGGAACGTTTTACCTTTTCAGTAGTTGCCATTTGTTACACCTCTACTTCATATTTCATGGTCATGAGAATTTGATAATCCTCGGTTAAATCTTCATAGCGTGCTACAAGAGCCGCCGGAGTAATACGCTCGACATCCGTTACCGTCATGCCCTCCCCCAGTTCGGGAGGGTTTTCTTCTGCCCATGCACCCACTTCATTCAGCAGTGTTTCTACGTCAAGACGTTCGCCGCTGCTTGTTGGCAGAGCGCGGTACATAATACCGAATTGGTATTGCGCGGAATAGCTTCCATCCACGTACTGAGCCGTTTTGAAAGCGCCTGAAACAGATGTGAGCATCATTCCAGAGCGTTCAGGGGGAAGATATTCAAACTCGATGTCAGGAACATGCCCTTGCAGCCATAAAAGAACGGCGCGTGAGACTGTATCCTGCTCACGCACCGTTAATACATTTACCTTTTCAGCCATCGCTCAGTATCTTTCGCACTCCTTCCCTCCAGTGTTCCTCGTTCACCGCACGGCTTGCCTCAAACCAGTGTGGTTGTGCGTGTTTGTGTATCGCCTTGCTGTATTTGAGGTCTCGCTCGGTCAACACCTTGCGCACGCCCTTAGGCGCGAACGTGCTTCCTGTTGCCGGGTCGATCATCACCTTGCCGTAATACTGAAAACGTGCATACGGCGAGGCATACACGATGGTATGCCCGTGCCGCTGCACGTTCATTGCCAGCACTCCGGTTCGCGCCGGAACAAACGGGTCGGTGTCCTTGATGATCTCCTCAACAAGCCACGTGTTCGCCTTTTCCACGCGCCTATCAAGCACGTTGTTGGGCAGGTGCAGTTTCATAGAGTAGCGTATCATCGGCCGCCCACCTCCAAATGCTGCAAGCCCCCGTAATCATACAGAGAGACGTTTGTGACGCGGTATGTCTCGTACTTCTCACGGCATTTCTGGTAACTTCCTGCATCCGGCACATCGCCGCGCGCAAAATAGTCCTTTTCCGGGCTGATGATCTGCGTAAACGGTAAAGGGATATGCAGCGTTACACTGTCTGCGCTGTTCTGTGCGGTTTTCGTTACGCTCGTGCCTCTGGTGCTTTCAAGCAAAACGCCCGTCAGAACAGTTCGGCCAGACGGCTGAAACAACGTTACAGTGTGGGGCAGTCGCATCCGCAGCACCTCCCACCTCGGTACAGCATTCCGGTATTTGCAAGATACATTTCCGCAGCCGCTTTGAGCTGTGCCTTTGCCTCCCGCATTGCCTCTGTGCCGCTGCGATAGCTTACAGACCAAGAGCCAACGCTCTCGCTCTGTTTCTCCTGCTCAGCAGATGCCGCGCGAGTTTGGAGCGTATCAATCACTTGATATTGCTCCGCGACCGCACAGCACGCCATCTTTGCAGGCTCGCTATCGTCAATTCTTCCGCGCGTAAGATAGGTAAGATATGCTACAGCGCGGCTTTCAAGGCGCGGAAACTCATCCTCGGCAATCAGATTGCCGAGGTACGTATCCTTGTAATATGCATAATCTACCATTTGCGTTTGCTCCTTACGAAAGGGTTACGGATGCGGTGCCGCTCTTACTTGCGTCCTGCTTCGACTCAGCAGTTACCGTGAGGCTCGATGCAGTCTCCGCCTTGTCAACGGTCAGCAGGCCGTCTTCGGTGATCTTGGTGTTAGCCTTTGCGCCGCCGGAAACACTCCACGATACGCTGTCGGAAACAATGCCGTTACCGGTTACAGCCGCGGTAAACAGCTTGGAACCGCCCGCTGCAAGGCTTGCAGTCGCCGGAGTTACCTTTACAGTGGAAACAGTGCCGCCGTTGCCGTAAACGGAGAACGGGAACGGGTTTTCCATGTCCGCATTAAATGCAGTTACCGGGTTTGCGATCTCCCAGCCGAGGCGCATAACTGCGCGCAGCGCAACCATGTCGTTCTGCATGAGGTTGTACTGGATTGCCTTGGTAGACGGATCCTGAATAACGCCCTCGGTGAAGATCTTGAACGTGATGTCCTGGCGGATTGCGTACACGAGCTGCGACCAGTCGCCGACAATCATCTTTGCGAGCGTCGGGTCAAACGCGCCGTTATTCGGGAAATACATATCCATGCCGTCCAGAGCGTAGCGAGACGCGCCCTGCATGTCAGTCTTAAAGATCGGCTGACCGGTGGTATCTACCAGACCGCGCAGCTTGCCGCGCATCTGTACGGCGGATACAACGCCGTTCGGGCTGTAGCCGTCCAGTTCAACCTTTGCGATCAGGCCGTTCTCGCCCATGATGTCGCCGAAAGTGTCGGTAGAGGTCGGAACGCCGTTGCCTGCTGCAATCGCAGACGGGACAACGCCATCACGCCACGTGGTCGGCTTGTCAGCGCCGAACAGGATTGCGGCGTCAATCTTCTTGCCGAACGCCTCGACCAGACGCGGACGAACTTCACCCCAGATGTCGTAATCCGCATCATCCAGAACTGCCTCCGGGATGGGGACGATTACCGCGATTTCCTCGGCGTAAATCTTCTTCTTTTCCCATGCCATCTTGGTCGTCTGCTTGTACGCTGCGGAGTCAGCCGCGCCAGTGCCGGAAACCTCGCCGTTTACCCAGTAAGCGGTCGGCAGCATATCCAGAACGTTCATGGTCTGGGTCTTGCTGGTCATGTTCGGCAGGCGGCGAGCCATACGCAGCACTGCCGACTCTGCAACAGCGCCCTGAATGATTTCACGAGTTACCGGCTCCGGGATGAGGCCGGAAAGGGAATTGCGGTCAATTACGTTATTTGCCATTGTTAAAAGCTCCTTTTCTTACTTGATCGCCCCACGAATAAGCGCGTTCATCGCTGCATTGGGGGCGTTTTTCTGGTTGCCATCGCCAACAGGCGCAGTCCAATCAAACGAGGTTCGTGGCCGACGTTCCTGCGCGATTGCATCCACAGCCTGTTCAAAGGTGGTCTTGTCATCTACCATCTTCGCGGCCTTGAACGCGATAAACTCCGCTTCGTCGCCGGTGAAACCTTTCGACGAAACGTATCTTTCGTGCTCGAGCTGTTCGATCTTCGCGTTCGCCGCCGAAAGGTTGCTTACTGCGGTGTCGCGCTCTTTGGTGATGTTGTTCATTCTGTCCTGCTCGGTCTGCTGACTGTCTTTCCACGTGCGGAATGCGTTCAGCTCTTCCTCGCTGGGCATTTTCTTCCGTTCACGCTCAAGGCGAGACTGGATCATCTTATCTACGTCCGCCTGACTGAACGTCTTTTCCTGCTGTGCAGCAGTGTTGTTTTCCGCGCCCGGCGCGTTGGTGTTGGTAGCGTTGTTTTCCATTGTGGTCTCCTTGTTTAACGTCCTGTCGGACAATTTGGCAATAAAAAACACCGTGTTTCCACGATGCCAATTATTCAATTACTTTCATGCGGTTGGTCTGCGTCGGCAGGCTCGCCGCCCGGCTGAATTCGCGATATTCTTTCTTCAATCGGCGAATGCGGATGCCTGTTTGCTCTTCCTTGCCCGTCATTCCTGCGGCGTTATACGCGGCTCTGCGGCGCTCCAGTTTTCGCACTGTGCGTTCTATCTTGCGCTGCATTTGCGTTGCTTCATAGGCGCTGTACATGCGCCCCTCGAACTCCACAGGCGGTGGGTCGATGTTCGCAAGCTCGTCGTCTGTGTAGACGCGCTCAGAAACGCCCTCTAAAAACGGATGCCTGTGATGCCTGCAGTTTGCACCCTCCAAACCGTCAACAGCGCCGAGGCCGCAAATCGTGTAAATATTCGGGTATTTGCTGCCGTCTTTCGTGCTGTAAACCTTGCCTTGCCATGCCTTGTGGTTCTTCCATCCTGTGCCTTTATCACGCGCGCCGCGATGGGCGGTGATTTCGTACAGGTCAGTTCCCAGTGTTTCCGCAGCCGTTTCCGTGTATTTCGAGGTGAGCTGATTTAGCCCCGTGAAAATAGCTCTGCGCGCTGCAACGTCTGCATGGTCTCTGTGCCCTGTCGCATAGTCAATCGTGTATATGCCGCTGTCTGCGAGCTCTCTAACTGCATCCTCAAGTGACTGCTGCAACGTAAACGCGCCGGACTGCATTTTCACTTCTGCTTTGTCAAGGGCGGCTTGATACGCCTTTGCAATAGGCTGAAATGTAACCTTTCCGTTTGTTTGCAGTGCAAAACCGAGAGAGCGTGTAATGTTGCGGTATCCGTCAAGCGTCTGTGCCTGTATCTGTGCAATATCCGCCGCAGTTACCCAGAAAAGCGGCTCTGTGATGCTCGCTTTGCTTGCAAGCTCGTTGTAATACTTCTGGTTGTATTCAACAACACGGTCAAGTGCTTCCTGCACCTGTGGCAGCGTCTCTTTGCTGTGCTTTGCAATCATTCGTTCGATGGTCTCCATATCCAGACCACGCGCACGCAACGCGCGAATGCCGTTTATGGTGACTTCGTTCAGTTCGCCGGTCAGCTTAAAGCGTGAACATATCTCGCGCAAGATGTCCTTTTCGAGCTCTCGCATTGCAATCGCAATCGGTTCGGGCGCTGCGTCGAGGTATTCCGGTGTGATTGGATACTTCATTCAATCTCATCTTCCCCCTCGTCTGTCATATCCTGTGCTTTCGGCAGCATTTTCTTTGCCGTCTCGTCATCCTCATTGAGCCACTTAGCGCGGAATTCCCAGTCGTTCATAATGCCTGCGTTAAGCAGTTGCATGTCTCGCGTGAAGTCCGTGCTCTTGTCCTCGATGATGCTGTCGTCAAAGTCAATGCTGATTTCCACATCCTCGTTCAGCCCGGCGTTCATTGCATCATTTCCGAGTCGCAGAATAATGCGGCACAGCTCCACAAGTGCCTGCTCAAGGATGATTTCATGCTTCTTGATCGTGCGGAACATGGTGCTGTTTTCGCTGATTACCTGCGTGGCGGTTGCAACGCTTGCGCCGTCGAAGTGGTAATAGCTCTCGCCGAAACCTGTCTTGGTTGACAGCAGGTTCAGCTGATCTTGAATGCCTCGGTTGTGCTCGCCGGTTCTCAGCGTCATATCGATCGGCTGAATGATATTGCCATCCTGCGTATCCTCCGGCAGCACATAATATGCGAGCTCGTCCGGGTCGAATACCGGCTCGCCGTCAAGGTAATTCGTCGCAGCAGGCTTGACCATGATGCGCTTTTTGCCGAGCAGAAACTCGTTTACATAGCTGTCATATGCGATATCAACGCCTTTCAGAACGTCAATCGCGTTTGCATAGACCGGAATGCCGAGCGGAATGTAATAGTCAAAGTTGTTCGCGATGTTCAAACGATCAATCACAAACTGCCGCTTGTTCGAACCGGTATGCACAACAGGAGGGATTTTCTCAAACCCCGGCACGTTCGCAAGGCTTTCTTCAACCAAACTTTCATTTGTGATTTTGAAAATGCGGTTTTCGATGTCGTAATGGCCGCTTCCTTTTCGCTTGTGGATTTGCAGATAGCAGTAATCCTCGCCTTTCACGGTGGTTCTGCTGTCGAACGCGCATTCCATGATAACGCCGTTCTGCCATGCCAGAGGGAAAATGTGCTCTACAGTCACATAATCAATCTGAATGCCGTTTGCTGTGCCTGCAATAGGCTGTTCGCTGTCCGACACTGCACCGACAACACGCGGAATGTATGCGACCGTACCCAGTGCAGACTTCATTTCCTGCATCTCGTTCGCCTTTACCTCGAAGTTGTTCTCTTCAAAGATGCGGTCGACGAACGCCTGTTCTTTCTCGCCCTCCAAGGTGATCTTCACCTTTTCGTTCATGAGTAGGTTCGCCCAGTCCTCGGCTAACTTCTTCGCCATACCGAGCGTATATCGCTTGCAATGCACGGTTCGGCCGCAGTTCCGCACCTTGTAATGGTGGAATGACTTCACATCACCCACATACCAGCTGCGCCACTCCGCAACCTTACCGTAAAACTCGGGGGCGATTGTGTTATAGCCGAGCTCTTTCAGTTTTTCAATGATCGTCAAGCAATCACTCCCATTCTTCTGTAAACGCGCTCAAGGGCGTATCTCGTGGCGTCAATCAGATGGTTTTTTTCATCTGGATAGCCGCTGATGATCTCACCGTCCTTGTCGCGCTCATACTCATAGTTCACAAACTCATCATAGGCGTGCGGCGTTCGCTTGCGGTCGATGACAAGTGTCCTGCGCTGTAGCCACTTCATGCCGTACTCGACACTGCCGGGACCCTTCACGGCCTCTTTGGCAGGCAGTCGCATAGCGCGGTAGTCTGCAACGCTTTTTGGCTCTGCACTGTCGCAGGTGATAAACGTATCATTATAGCCGCGCTCCATGATAATACCGGCGCTTTCCTCGTTACTCAGCTTGTTTTTGTAAATCTCATCGATAAAATACACCGTCTCACGCGCCCTGTCGTAGTGGACGCGGATAAAAGCGAACGGATCGGGGAACCATCCCCAGTCAGCGCCTTGATAGATATGATCGAACGTTTCCACCTCACCATCTGTGATTTCTCGCAGTTCAAGGTTTTCAAAGACGTTGCCGCCCGTGCCGACCGGAATGCCGAGGTATTCATGCTGATACGCTCGCTCGTTCGTCAGTTTTAGGTGCTCCGCCTCATAAATAAGCTGATCGCCTAACCACTCGCGCGGTGCTTCAAGGTACGTGCTGCGGTGGCATAGACGGTCAGGGCGTTCTTCTAAGCTGTCCTTGTTCGCCCAGTTGTCGCGGCTGATTGGTGGATTGTAACTCTCAAAGTTCCAGTACTTATCACCGCCGCGCATTGTAGACTGCAAGATCGTTCGGATTTCCGCGCGTCCTGCGAACTGGTCTTTCTCCTCGAAATGCGTAACAGCAATATAACCAAACGGAACCTTGATTGACTTGAGCTTCATCGGGTCATCAGCGCCGCGAAACATGATTTTCTGTCCGGTCGGGCGATATATCAGCTCCATCGGCGATACCTTCGCTTCCCAGTAGTCAGCCATACCCAGCTCACCAAGTGCCCATACATACTGTGCGTATACACTATCGCGGATGGTGTTTCCAACCTTGCGTAACACAAGCGCATGCGTTCCGGGGTTGTGGATAAGCAGCAGCGGAACGACAATCGACACAAACGACGATTTCAGCGAGCCACGGCCGCCGCTCTCGTCGTAATGCGTGTGACCATGTGCAAACACATCGTGGGCAACGGCGTAAAATGCCGGTCCGATGATCTGCGAGAGCTTCACCTCAGACATCGATAATCACCTTCACGCCTTCGCTTTCGATTTTTTCCTCTACTGTGTCACGCTGTCCGAGGTACTGCTTGCCCAACCAGATAAGCATCTGGATGTTACCGCCACGAGCAGCGTTAAACTGCCAGTGTCGCAGGCTCAGCTTCATTTCTGCTACGCCCTTATAGTATGCTTCGGTTACATCGTCGCGGTTACTGAACGTCGATCGCGAAAAGTCCAAAGCCTTTGCAATTTCTTCTTGTGTATTGCCCTCACTTGCAAGCTCTTGCACCGCTTCGAGGTCAATCACTTTCTTTCTCCGTCCCATGTGCTACCTCCTTTCTTTCCCCAAAAGAAAACCGGCTGAGAATCATTTCCCAACCGGTAGACTTTTGAGTTTTGGTGTTTAGGCCGAGGATGAACGAGCGCCACGAGCGCCAGCAGCGCGACGGCCTACCGCAACACTGCGGCGGCGGTTTCTGGTTCTGCCGAAATTGGCAAGTCTGCCACTACCATAACCAGTACCCACGCTTTACACCTCCTCTCCGTCATTTTTGCTCATCTATGAGCCTGCCCAAGTATTCTTTTGAGCCTTTGCCGATACGCGCAAACCGCAAATCCTCGGTTTTAACCGGTCTTTTCACCGCTCGCGCGAATTCTTTTCCTTCGATATACTTCAAATCGCCGTCAAACTCCAGAGACTCCAAAAATTCCTCTTTCTGCGCACGGCTTGTAAAGCAGATGCAGCACCAGTATTCAGTGTCACACATGTCCTTAAATCGCTTATTCTCAGCGCCCATGCGCTCACGGAAACTCTTTTCTACGTCTCCCAGCTCATCGAGGCACTCGCTTTCGAGCTGCTCTAATTCAATGTGATCGTCTTTTGTTTTCTTAACTTCGTTGTCGTTCCAATATCCCATTACAGCTCGCCCCTTCTGAATAACTCCAGTTCCGCCATCGGGAACCATGTGATGATCTTTTCGTAATCCCTCGGGAAATTCTCCTTGATCGGCTTCAAGAACCGATAATCAATACCATCGAACGTTCTGCCGAACAGCTTATAGTCTACCGGCAGGCGAACACCGCTTGCATCAAATTCGCGCAGCAGGTCGGCTTTTACCCAATCGAACACCGGATAGAACCGCTTTGCATTGTGGTTGATCGCTCCATGTGTTTTCATGGCGATTCGCCGCATAGGACTGTCTGCCATTCTAACGCCGGTCGCAGTGTATACGCATTCCGGCAGGCGCTTACATTCGCGGATGATCTCGCCAATTTCGGCATCATCATATTCTTCGCCGGGCAAATCCAGCGCCTCAATCTTGGTTACATGCTCAGGCGACTGGAATACCAGATTACGCAGCATGCGGTACAACGATCTGTGCGGCAGTCTGTAAATGTGAGTACCGAAAAAATCCTCATAGTATGCGAGGCTGTTTTCGACGAATTCCAGACCCGGCACAGTGTAACAATAATACGGGATTACATGCTTGAAATACTTTCTCAGCTGCAACCACGCCGCAATGCTGTCCTTACCTGTGGAAAATGCTAAGATCGCGGTATCGCATTCCTCTGCCATAGTACGGCAAAGGCTTTCGCCGCTGCTTGCATCTACTCTATCATACACTACGCTTTGTCCTCCTCTTTGTCTCGCTCCATCTGGCAATCAATCGCACGGGCGATAAAGCCATTCACGCTTTCGCTCCGGCCTTCCACATGGGATTTGATCTCTTCTTTTTTGCCTTTCGGCAGGGTTAAATTAACCCGGTCATAAGCCTTGTTGATGTACTTATTGGTTGCTTTCTGCTGTGCCTTGCTGGATGGCATATAACAGCACCTCCTGGAGTGCGACTGCTCCCAGTGCCCGACGCGCGAGCTGTGTGAGGCTCTATGCGCTTATGATAACCGCTAAGCAACATCTAAGCAACAACTAAGCAAAAGCACCTTCCCGAAGCCATCCCGGGGAGGTGCTTTTACTTATGACAATTGGAGGTGCAGCCACACGGAATCGCACCGCGTATCAACTTTCGGCTGCATATATACCGCTTGCGCGGTATGTGCGCGTATCGCTGCGCCTTGCGTCCGGCTTTACGGACGGTTTCCCGGCTTGCGCTCAGGGGCTGCTACAAAATAGGAAGTTCGAATTTTGAACCCCTCGCGCGCAGTTATCGGCCTGCAAACCGGCGGACTTTCACCGCAGGGCGCTACCCCGTTGCAGGGAATTACTCCCTGATACACGTGCTGCTGCGCTGTGTACTGACGCTTTGGCCCTGCGCAAGGCCTGCCGGGCAGTCCGGCAAAGTTCGCAAACAGTGCCCGTCTTTCCAGGCCGTCAGAATAGGTGTCGGCGCGCCGTTCCGTAAGCTGCGCCCGTGCTCGTCTTTCCGAGCCGTCAGATTATGGGCAGCCGTTCGGCTGTCTTTTTTGCCCGCTCACCCTCATGCAGGCTTTGCGAGCAGATCGCCTTGCATATTGTTTCCGTGCAAGGCTGCGGATACAGAATTCGCCATATGCCGTCACTGCATTCTGTCACTCCGCCGCCCTCATGCAGGCTTTGGAGCATGTGCGGCATCTCTGCCGCGTTTCCTTGAACTGTATTCCCGAGAGTCAAAGAGCCCGCGCGCCCTCGTGCAGACGCGGCGGACAGATCGAGGCGGTTTCCCGCCTCATTAGGGAATGCTTGGGCGAAAGGAAGTGTGAGCCCCGCCGGCCTCGTGCAGCCTTTGGAGCGTGTCCCCCGCCGAAGCAGGGGAGAGAATTAGAAGGACATAACCGGAATTTATCAACCCGTGAATGCCGTGGTTTTGCTCCCTTGGAGCTCTTCCACGATATCAGTATATCACATCAGAGCGTATTGTGGGGTATTAACTTATCCACAGCATTCAGTGCCATTCTGTGCATGTAGCCCTTCACGTGCGCCTCGCTGTAATGCAGCCGCCGCGCCGTCTGCGCCCATGTCGCGCCGTTCACGTACCGTTCAAGCAGGAGCGTTTGCAGCTCATTGTCCCGCATCTCGCCCAGCACGCGCACAATCTCGCCGTATATCTCTGCAAGCTCGTTTTCCTTCTCTGCGATCTTCTCGCCCAGTTCGATGTAGGGGTCTGCTTTGTTCCCCGTGCTCCCTTTTCCGCCCGGCGTATCCCTTACCGGCGCGGTTGCGCCCGTTGCCCGTGCATAGGCGCGTTTCCGCGCCTCCTGCAAGGCTGTAATCGTCTTTTCCAGTGCGCGCCCGCGCATCAGCCATTCTTTCGCTGTCATCGACTTGTAATCTCCTCGGTGCTTCCGTCGTGTTTGAAAGCTATCCGTCTGCGGTAGCTTTCTGTTCTTTTTGTGCACCCTTCGCCCGGCTCGCATCCCCTTGAATGCCGGTTAACTAATGCGTAGTGGCACGCCCACAGCTTGAGATTTTTATAGTTGCCGAGCGTCCGCCAGTAAGCGCAGTTCCGGCACGGCATATCACCATAATAAGTAACGCCGGATTTCCTCGCTGTATCGCTCATTCATCCTGTTCCTCCTCTCCGAGTTCTTTTCTGATTGCCCTTACCACCGCCTCCCACTTGTTCAATGCTTCCCCTCCCTGTCCGTAATGCCATAGCGCCACACAAGGTAGCGCTTGATTGCTTTCAGATACTCTCTCATTTCAGGGCTATACATTATCCGTCCAGCCACCTGTTTTCCAGCGCGCAGAAACCATATACCGCGCCACCGGTCAGAGCAATCCATAATACACCGAACAAGATGATAGCAATATTACCTTGTCTTATAGCAAGGTTTACAATCGCCTGTGGTTCTGCGTCCGTATAAAACCTGTTGTTGTCTGCAATCATATGATCTTTGATTTGCGTATGTATACTGCCAACCATATTTGCATCCACAACTTCGTAATAATGCCGCAGTTCACTATTGTCATAAATCATACTGCCCTGCCGATGGGTGGAAACAGAAAACTTGTCCGCCGGAAACGATACGCCCATAAACGAAAAGGTTTCCGTGCTGTCTTCTTCTCGTTTCACCCTGTCCCACGTCCAATATATCTCGGTGCGGGTGTGCGTATGTCCCTTGCTATCGGTATAGGTCACTTCGCGCGTGTGCATGGTGTATCGTTCCGTGATTCTGATCAGTTTTGCGTATTCGCCGTCCAAATCATCTGCCGAAACGGGTTGTTCAGCGATCAGATCGCCGTAAGCGATGACGTTTCCGAAATCGGTAGCCAGCGCGTACTGAAACTGCTCATCGTCTGTGATCTGCGCTGCCGTGGTGAATTTCTCGTTTTCTTCGGCAATATGGTCACCGATTTTACTGCCGATCAGGAAGCCCAGCGCCAGCATAACAAACACGATTGCAACGCTGAATGCCATTTCACGAGGCTTAATTTCCATCGCTGTCACCGAACAGGTTCTGCGGAGCATCTTCCGGTGCGTCGTAGTCCGCATAGGTCGTGTCGATTGCCTGATAGTTCATTACTCGCAGCAGGAAACCAGTTGGGAAAGACCGTACCAACTTGTTGTATGCCCGTACCTGCTGATTGTAGTTGTTGCGGTACTGCGCGATCTGGTTCTCGGTCAGCGCAAGCTCGGTCATGAGCTGCTTGTAATTTTCGTTTGCCTTGAGTTCCGGGTACTGCTCTGCAACGGCGTTCAACGCAACCTGCGCTTGTTCGACCTTGCCGGACGCGGCAGCAGCACGAGCCTGCGTAATTCTGGTCAGCGTATCGCCCTCGTAATTCTGGTAGGACTTCACCGCGTCCGCCAGATTGTATACGAGGTCAACACGGCGTTTCTCAGCTACCTGTACGTCGGCCGCCGCCGAACTGACCTGTTCCTCTGCCGACACCGCACGATTGTTTGCCGATATGAAAGCAGCGGCAATCATAAGTACCAGCGCTGCCACGATGGCCAGCACGATTAAAGCAATTTTCTTCATTTCATTCCTCTCTTTCCAACATGTCAAGGTACTTTCTCGCCATCGCCGCCACCTGTATAGCCTCGCAGGCGGCAGCAACAGCACGCTCTTTAATCTTTATTGCAAAGCAGGGGTTGTTCCGCATATTGTACCGAACACGTCCCCACAAGATATTCAGCGCTTCTTCCACATCATCCGTTTCCTGCCGGAGTTCTTCGACTTCCTCGCAGATAACCGCCCATCCCTCATGCGGACTATGGAACTGCGGGAACCGCTCATTTGCGCTTGCAAGCTCCTTTTCTACGAGCTTTTCAACATCTTTACTCACTACGTTCATCGTTTTCCTCCAGATACTTCCGCATGGTGCTGACCGCAATGCGGCAGGCTTCCTCGCACGCAGCCATCATCTTCTCGCGGCCGTGCAGACCGCCGTAGTATTCGATCGTTGCCAGCTCCTCGGCTGTCGTTGCCGGGTCGAGGATGCGGATTGCTTGGTTAATCGTCACAGTTCCACTCCTTCCACAAATGCGCCGACTTCCAGATCGTGCAGGTACTCTCCCATGTGCTTTTTCTGCTGCTTTAACAGCTCGATCGAGCACTTCGGCGTATACTCAAGCACGCCCGCCTCGTACTTGGTAACCATCCAGTGCAGCCTCTCGTACCGGTCCTTGGTCTCGCGGTACTCGCGCTTTCTGCGCTCCTGCCACGCATCCGGCGCGTCTGATATAAGTTCTTCTGCAGACTGAGTTTCACTTCTCATCGCATTTACCATTCGAAGCGCGTCACCGCATGTGTCGTAAAAACTTACCGCCTGTCCCCACCCTTCGAAGCTCGAATAGAGTTCCGCGTTGGCATCTGCTACCTTGATAGCTTCATCAATCGTCATTTTCAGTCCTCCTCGTCAATTACGATGCCGCCATGAATAATGACGCGTTTATCGTTCAGATCGAAATATACCTCGTTATCGTTCTCGGAAACATCAAACTTGCCGCTCCAACTCTGGATTTTCTCGCCTGTGTTGCTGTACACCGTTACCGTGCGATGCAGCCCGCCAGACACATCACTGCCGATGCTCTTAGCCACGCGATCGCAGCCAGCGCACCCAGAAAACATCAGAGCCATCATAGCTACCAGCAGCGTTAAAATTGTTTTCTTCATCCCTGTGCTCCTCCATAATGTTCAACAATATACTGGTTCGCCATGGTCTGCGGTGCAGTTTTCCATGCATTATAATCTGGTATGCCATTAGACAGCAGCATTATTGCAAGCAAGCAGGGAAAGACGAATAGCGCTGCAAATATAGGTTCATAGGTAAACGCAATTACCATAAAGATAATTGCTATAACAGCAAACGCCACTCCGCAAACGACCGTCAACATCGCCATCTCGGTCTGATTCTTGCAAACTTCCTGCACCAGTGTTTCCGGTGTAACGCCCATCTGGGCGGCGATTTCAGAGATGGTCATTCCGTTACTCCCTCACATTCCGCCCCGCAAGCCGCATAGCCTGCAAGATCAATCCAACTGTCAGCCTTTCCGCCGCCTGCTGCAATGCGTGCGATCTTGAGCAGCGCCATCATTACAGCAACGTCCTTTGCCTCTACGCGCACGTTCACGCCCCTTGTGCAGGCTTTGTTAAGATACGCCTCCCACAGTTCCGCAATCGTCTTAAAATTATCCTCCGGCGTGCCGTAGTCCGTCTCGCGCTGTCCGCATACGCACTTCTCCGCCGCGTGCAGGATGTCCGCACGGGTCAGCCTGTGCTTCACGTCCTCGCCGTCCTTCTCGGCTGCCTCGGTAACGTCGGGCGTTTCGTCCTCGATTACCTCAAAGCCGCAGAGTGCCGCCGTTCCTCTCGGAAACCTGTTCCAAATAGTCGGGCACGGAATGTCGAAGGCTTTTGCAGCAATCATAGCCCTGCATCTTTCGCAGCTTTTGGCTTTGTCGCAAACCTCGATCCGCATCTCGGTTAAATCGTACACCTTCCCGTCTTTCTTAAACTTCATCGTTTTTCTCCTCCATCATTTCGTTCAGCCTGTCGGCAATCTGATCGTACTTGCGCTCTACCCAGATACCATACACAAAGAAGATAGTTGCCGCTACGATAAAAGCATAGCCGAGGATATCACCCATTGTTTTTCCTCCTATTCCACGCCTCGATTACGTCCTCAACCGCGCTCGTTTCGATGCGCTCGCTGTCGATCAAAATCCGTGTGGTTGCACCGCACTTGGGGCAAAGCACCCTTACGCCGTTGCTTACAAACAAGCGAGCTTTTCCACCGCAGAACGGACACGGTTTCAGTTCAATCATTGTCAGCACCTCCATCCATCTTCGCCCGCATTTGAGGCAGTAGCAATACTCCTGTGGCGGCAGATCCCAATCGCTTATAGTAGATCCGCAATTCGTACAGCAAAACTCATCTCCACCCAGATGCACCCATTTCGCATGCACTACCGGCGCAACGTCTGCGGCAGGCACGCTCTCGATAATCTCTCTGAGATAATCCGCTTTACAGTCGTCGGCATCGCTTGAGATTGCAGTGTAATCAGCTTTCTCCACCGCCTTAATTGCAGCTTCACGCTTAATATACTCAGCCATTGTTTTCCTTCGCCCTTCTTTCTTCCGCTTCCTTCAGCGCCTGAAAAGTCATCACATACACATCCATCGAATACGTATCGACCTTAAAGGGAATTAAAGGCGCTATAAAGTGCCAGCAATCCATGTAAGTAATTTCAGCCATTCTTTTTCCCCTCCCATTCCTCCACATAACACCAACTCTGTGGCGGGCGCTTGATGTCATATGGCGCTGCGCCGAATCTCGTATTGCGTAATCCGGTAAACTCGCTCAGTTCGCGCGCTTCGTCGTAGATGCACAGGTCGGAGATATGCCAGCCGTAGCCCTGGCAATGTCCAAGATAGCCGTGCAACTCATCGTCTGTCATAGCCACACACAGGCCACACTTTTCTTCGGCCGCTTGCTTGTAAACGGATAGTCCCCCGGCCTTAAAAAGAAAATCCGTACTATCCTTGTCAATCTTGTAAATCCGGTCGCAGGTAAACTCCCCAATGACCTTGCCCCATGAGCCGCGCAGTCTGCGTGCGTCGTTGCCCTGTGAGCAATAGATATAGGCCTTAAACGGCGTTTCCAGTTTCGGCTTGGTCTTTCTGACTTCAATGGTCTTTTCACCGCTGACAATCTTCTCACACCACTTCGGGCGAATGCTTAACATCACAGATTTCATTCCGTTCCTCCCATTCCTCACACGTCTCATCTTTCAATCGGAAATCCGCCCGGTGCTCGCTGTCGCCGTTGCAGCAGACACCGTCAAATGCTGCGTTCACACACCGTCTATCCACGTCTGTCCCTCGCCTCCTTTGCGCTTTGCGCGTTTGAACGCATCGCGGAACTTGCGGTACGCCCGTGTGTACTCGTAGCTCTTGCCAAATATCGCAATCGCCGCCTTGTAAAGCTGCGGCTCATATTGCTTCACGATCTCCAAATCTTCCTCGAACCGGCTGTTGAACGGACAACCGCAGCAGCCTGTGCGCTTCATGCCGTACACCTCGTAGCAATCCGAATATCGCAAGCCGTAGTGCTCTTTGTACTGCGCTTTGTCCTCGTCGCTCCAAAAGTAGAGGGGCATATACCGTGCAATTCCGGAATGATGAAGCGGTTCAAAGCAAGATGTATGCGCCGTAGCTCTAACGCCGCCCTCTGCCCGCCGTTCTCCGACAATGCAGATTGTTGCATTACATTCTTTCAAAAAAGCCTTAGAAGTATCTTTTTTTGCACCATTGCAACACTTATCAGAGATTGCAAATTCTGGGGGGTACTAAGCATAAACTCTTTCATTCCGGCATTTCGATAGACGGAAAATTTCGAGCTTTCGCCGTTTTCGCCAGTCCACCATTTCAAGCCTGCTTTACAACCCGTGTATCTCTCGTTCAGCACCTCAAACGGTTCGTTTTCCCACCGGAAACCGTGTGCCTGCAAGTAACTGATTTTTTGTGCGATTTCCTTGCTAAAGAACGGCACTCCATATTCCCTGCATCCCACCGGCACCGGCTTTTTCGCCTTGCGCCGCACAATCTCAATTCCGTACTTAGCTTCCAGATCGTCCAAATGCCGCAACGTAGCCCGGTATTCAATACCGGTATTAAAAAAGACGTATGTAATCTTGCGGTTTCCTCGTACTCGTTCGAGCAGGTCAAGCATTACATCGGAATCCGATCCGCCCGAAACGCTGCACACCGGGTTCTTATAGCTGTTCAGCAGCAAATCCGCTTTCTTCATCGTGTTGCGGATTAACTCATTCTCTGGCGCAGCGTTCAAAACTACTTCGTCAACCATTCAAACCACTTCACCGAACGTCACTTGATCCTCGTCCTTCGGCTTGCACACTTCCTCACAGTTGCGTGCCATCTGCGCGAAATAGCTCGGCTTCAGTTCAGCCGCTACCGCCCTGCGCCCCTGCTCGAGTGCGATGTACGGTTCACTGCCGATCCCGCCGAACGGCGAAAACACAACGTCACCGGGGTTTGTCCAAAGCTGCACCGCGCGTCTGATAACTTCCAGCTGCAACGGGCAGATATGCTTTTCGTCCTTGTCCTCGCGTGCCAGTCGCGCGTTAAGTACGTCGGTTCTGCGAATATCAAACCACACCGGACTTGCGTATCTCTGCCACATCGGAAGTCCGAGCACCTGCCGCGCGTCGCCGCTGTCCTTTTCCGCGTCCTCGGCGGTCTTGTAATGGCGTATCGGCTCAGGGTTCTTTCCGTCGTCCTTCCACTTGCGGAACAGCACGAGGTACTCCGGCATACCAATACCCGTCAAACTTGCGTCCCTCTGAAGCTGGCAGTAAAGCAGTCTCTGCGTCTTGGTTTTCTGCATTTCCAGTACCGGGTCTGTCCAGATTACGACTTCGCTGTGGTACTGAAACCCGGCTTTTTCAAAGTGCCGGATGATGTCGCCTCGGAAATCATACCATCCGCTTGCGCCGTGGCTGGACTTGTACCGTGCAATCTGCTTGCAGTGTACCGCGCAAATGCGGCCGTTCATCAGTACCCGGTACAACTCCGGGATAAGATAGTCGAACTGCTCGAAGAACTCGTCCTCGTTCTTGCAGTTGCCCATATCCCGCAGATCGTCCGAATAGATGTACAGGTTTGCAAACGGCGGGCTGAAAATTTCAAAGTGAACACTCTCGTCCGGCATCTGCCGTGCCACCTCTACACAGTCTCCGTTGTAAAGCGCGTAGCGCTCATTTATTACTTCCTGCATTACACTGCCTCCTTAATCCATGCCGGGAACTTGAACTCATCTTTTTTCAGATCGAGCACAAACTCCCGCCCTCGCACTGCTTCCGCCTGAAATTCCCGCATCGCCTGCGCCATGCTTACGGTCATCTCCTGTTTCTGCTGCGCCTTGCGCTCAATCGCATCGAGGATCTCTTTCTCTCCCTCTCCGATCACGCGCCATACGTTTACTTCTTTATCCTGCCCGAAACGGTAAAACCGCCTTACTGCCTGATAGTAACTCTCATAGCTGTAATCCAGTCCGCAGAACACGGCGTTTCGGCAATTCTGAAAATTCAAACCGAATCCGAAGATAGAAGGCTTGGAGATCAAAACGCGGAATTTCCCGTCGATGAAGTCCACCGCCGCACGTTCCTTTGCGTCCGCCTTGTCGCTTCCTCGTATCTCCACCGCTTCCGGAATCGCCTTTTTCAGCTCATCCGCTTCCTCGTTCTGAAAGCACCAGATCACGAACTGTTCGTCCGAACTGCCAACAATTTCTGCGCACCGCTGCACGCGCTCTGCAAGGCTCTTTTTCTTTGCCGCGTGAAAGCCCTTCACGGACAGATCCAGCTTTTCCGCCAGTCCCAGCAGCGTGTTCTTCTCCGTCTGCACAACCTCGTTTTTCTCGTGCAACTTCGGCAACGTGTATCCGTCTGCGCGGAATCCAATATCCTGCGGACTGGAAATGCAAACCGCCCAGCTTGCTACCCATCGCCAGAAGTCCTGTTCAGCGTGGCCTTTCAGCCGATAGTGGCCGCTGTTCCTCTGGTCCGCTATAAACCAGCAGGACAGCGCCTCACTGGAACGCATAATCCCCAGAAACTCCGCATGGTTCAGCAGCTCCATCAGATCGTTAGGCGCAGGCGTAGCTGTGCAGGCCAGTTTGAACGGCGTATCGCGGAACGCACCTATAATCTGCCGTTTGGTTTTTCCCATGTAGCTTTTCAGGATCGAGCTTTCATCCAGTACCACCGCGCCGAACTTTGACGTGTCAAACTTGTCCAGTTTTTCATAGTTGGTGATATTCACGCCCGGCGTAATATCCGCGTCCATCTCCGCCAAAGTCACCGGCACGCCGAACTTCTCGCCCTCGCGCACGGTCTGCCGCGATACCGCCAGCGGTGCCAGAATCAACGTCGGCCTGCCGGTCTTTTGTGCAGTCTCCTGTGCCCATGCAAGCTGCTGTGCTGTCTTGCCAAGCCCGCAATCCTCAAATAGCGCCGCGCTCCCGGTCTTGCACGCCCAGTCCGTCACATATCTCTGCCACTCAAACAGATTTTCGTGCTTCTCCTGCATGTCAAATCCGCTTTTCGGTCTGCTTTTCAGCTTGCCCTTCAAAAAGTCCTCATACTTCATCCATTTCGTCCCTCTCCCAAATCTCAACCACAATCCTCGGATTCTTCGCGTCCACCTCAAAGTGATCTTCAAACCCTCGGATATTCTTCCAACCGTCGTTACACAGATACCGCGCCTTGACCAGCGCATCCTGAATAACCTTTCTGCCAAACGCGCAGATATTGTCTTTATCTCGCCGCCGGTCCTTTTCATACCAGTGATAGACCATGTACACCGGCTCCTGAATTTCCGCGCCGCCCATCTGCCGCGCTGCATTCATCACAACGGCCTCGCACTGCTTTTTCAGCTTTGCGCCACACTGCCGGTTCCGCCTTTCCGCCTCGATCAACTCGTTCAGCCCGGGCAGCGTGCCCTTGATCGTAAACTTATAATTCACCCGCTCGCCTCATTTTCCGCCTGATTTCTTCCTTCTGTGCTCGCCATGCAATCTCCCAGTCCGGCGTTTCCTCCGGCTCTGCCTTTGCGTCCGTCTGCTTTGGCGCGTCCTTCACCCTGTCCCAGATAATGCCCTTCCAGTTGTTCGCCATGCTCAGCCGGATAACCTCGGCTACTGCCGCCGCTCCGTGGCGCTTTACTCGGTTTTCTATCTCGGTCAGCAGAGACTTCAAGCCGACCGCCTTGTACGCCTCGCGCCGCTCCTGCTTGTAGGTGATCCAGTCGCGCACCGCAGAAAGCACAGGCTCAGAAAACCGCTCTGCAAGGTCAGGCTCTTTCGGTCTCTGCGTCTTTTTCGGCATCTCCGGTTTCGGCGGCTGCTTTGCAGGCGCTTCCTCCCGCTCGCCGCTCTGGAACTCGTCGTACCGGCATACCGTGATTACCGTATAATGCCGGTTGCTTTCCACCGTGATTTCTCCGGTTTTCTTGAGCTTTCCGAGTGCCGTGCGCACTTGCTTTACCGTTAGCCCGCTCTCGTCTGCAATCCCCTGCAAGCTCGTCACAAACGCGCCTCGGGGAATCTCGTTCCCCATGAACTGGCTTTCCTTGTAGTTTGCCCTCAGCAGGATATGCAGCCACAGCTTGCATGTGGGTACATCCTTGTACCACCCCCATTCTGTGAGCTGTCGGTAAATCTGTATATGCCCGTTCGTCAGCATCCCCTATCACCTCTCAAAACGGGCAGTCGTTCGGGTCGCTCTCGTCCGACATGATGAAGTCGCTTTCCTCTTCCTTCGGCTTGCCCTCGCTCTTGCCGCCGCAGAAGTCAATGCTTTCGCACTGTACCTCCCACGAGCGCCGCTTGTTGCCGTTCTTGTCCTCCCAGTCGCGGCTTTCGAGCCTGCCGGAAACAATGCACATATCGCCCTTGTGGAACCATGTATGCGCGTGCTCTGCCAGCTTACCCCACAGAACCACGTCAATGAAGTCACTCGGGTACTTCCCGCCCGCGTCCTTGCGGCTTCTCTGCACCGCCAGCGTGCCGCCCGTAACCGCCGTGTTGCTCTGTGTGTATCTCAGCTCCAAATCCTTGGTGAGCCGTCCCTGTAAGATGATCTTATTCAGCATTTCCTGTCTCCTTTGTGTATTTCTGGTTTTCCTCGCTCCACATGGGATAGAGGCTTTGCAGGTATTCGCGCATTTCTTCCTTGATTTCCTTGCCGTCGCCCTGGTCCATCTCCCGATGACAGTCCGGGCACAGCATCACAAGGTTTGTCGGAATCCCCATGCCGCCGCGTGCTCTGCTGACGTAATGCGCCGCCTGTAACACGCCGCCCTTGCCGCAGTGGCGGCAAATACCGCCGTCCCGCTCCCAGCATTCCCGCCAAACGGCGGGGCTGATGCCCGTGAACTTCGTCTGCCGTCTCATTCCTCCGCATCCTTTCTCGCCGCGCGTTCCAGTCTGCGTTTTGCCGTCCGGCGATAAGCTTTCTTCATTTTCGCCCAGCCGTTGTGATTTCGCGCCCAGCACGCAAACCGATAACCGATCTTCCAGTCCGCCGGAACAAAGCGCTTGTAGCTGTTAAACCTCATACCCCGCGCTCCTCCGGCTTCCATTTGCTCAGCCATCCGAGCACCGTGCTTTCCGGCTCGGTCTCAATGCCCTGCTCCTTGCAGTCCTGCACTACCATGTCAATCAGCCGCCCCATTTGCAGCGTGTTGTAAGTGCTTGACCCGTAGTAGCACATCAGCAAACCGCCGTTGCAATCCTGCGTTACCCATCCGAGCCCCTGCTTTTCCCACAGGTTCGCGATCAAATCGCGCTGCTGCTCGTTGGCGTAGGGGACAAGTCTGTAATTGTCCCCTACTTCGGGAATGTACGAGCGGTACACCTCGTCGCGCTTCATGCCGAGCACCGCCGCCAGCTTTCCGAGCATCTGCCAGAGATAGGCGTTACAACGCCCTGAGCGCTTGTCATACTTGCGCTTCACCTCCGCGCAGTATAACTTGCCCTCCTTCATCTGCTCGCACTCTACGCGCGCCATAGGCGCGTTCTTGATGTGCAGGCAAAGCCAGTTGCCGCTCTCGTTGTGCACGACTCGCGCCTTGTCGAACTCATGCGTCATGCAAGCGCCTCCATCTGTTTAAGCCGGTCTTCGAGATCAAGCAGCGCCGCGTTCATCTTTACAATGTCGCCTGCATCCTGCTTATACTTCTCGTTCCACAGCTGCGCCGCTGCGGTCTTGTCGCCCATGATCTTCACAAGCATCCGCTTGACCTCGTTCGCCTTAGCCTTCGCCGCCGCGATCTTCGGGTCCTCCTTTGGCTTTGCCTGTCCGCCCATGCGGAAGCGCTCGTCGCCTTTCTTGTCCACGATGACCAAACCGCTAATCTTACGGCTGTCGGAATAGCTGATTTCCGACACTTTGAACGTTTGGTTGCAGCGCACGCGCTCGCCCTGACTTGTGTACTCTCCGTCTGCCAGTGTAATCCAGATAAACGGAGCTGTGTACAGTTCACGTCCGATACCCCAATTCGTACCAGCCCGCTTGAAACTGTCGCTTGCCTGACCTTTTTCCTTCTCGGTGTTGCTCTCTGTGCCCACATCCTGCTTGGTAATCCACTGCTTCTTGTTGTCGTCCCATACGGACAGGTTGCAGTACAAGCGGCCGTCGATGATGGTGTGCTCGCGCTGCCAGTTCGCCGCGCCGTATACCTCGTCAAGGATTGCCATATCGCAACGCGCATCCTTGTACAGCAGCAGCGAGCACCCAACGCCGTTTCGTGTCTGCTTCACCTGTGCTACGCGGCATTCAATTTCATCTGCCCGTAGCGTTCTGATTACGCTCATTTCTTAGTCCTCCTCTATCTCGTCTTCTGCTTCCCAGACGCGCTCCCGCACGTCCTGTAAAAAGTTCTTGATCTCATCCGGGAACAGCCCCTCGTACTCCTCGAGGAACGCCCCCATGCGGATTTCTGCCTCGCGCATGTCGTACAGCCGGTTAATGCGCTCCTGATCGTCTCTCTCCGGCGGCTCGAGCGGCGGCTCAATGTTCAGCACGCTGCATCTCCTCCAGTACCTCAATCACCTTGTCGAGCGTTGTCTCCTGCAAGCCGTGATGCCACACGCATTCGCCGTTAATCTCAAAGCACCTGTAGCTGTCCGTGATTTCCCACTTCGCAAGGTATCCGCGATAGAAAACGTTGATACACACCATGCTGTTTTCCGAGTACGCCGAGAACTCAACCGTTCGCGTCTCGTCCAAATCGTCAACGCCGATACACAAGTCCAGCAGCCGGTGCATTGTCTCTCTGTCCATTGACTTTTCCTCCTTTTCGTGATACACTTGCCTTGAAACATTTTTCTTTGCCGCCGAAACGGGATTGCGCTCCCGCTCGGCGGTTTTTTATTTGACTTCTGTTACCTTTCCACCGGACAGCGTGTAGAACGCATCTTCCTTGATGGTTTCGCCGTCCACCTTCACAGCCTGCACACCCAGAACGTGATTTTTATTGTCTCGCTCTGTAAGCACAAGCCAGCATCCACGCTTGCCGCTCGCCTTGCTTCCGCTTCCGGTAACGATAGCAATGCTTTCCTTCCCTTCGACAGTCGCTGCGCTACGGTCGCCGGTGTTCGTCGCTGCGCTATGGTAGCCGGTGTTCGTCGCTTTCGCATTCTCGAAATCAGCTCTTTCAAGGATAAACTTCACGCCAGCCTTAGCCAGTCCGGAAAGCCCGATTTCCGCAACAACTCTAATGCTCCTGCCGCAACGTTTGCTGTCGCACTGCGTCTGCTCGTTTGCGGCGAGCTCGACCTCGCAGAACCGGCTATCCGCTGGATTGTAATATTTCAGCACATCAAGCGGAAACTCACAGGCGTGAAACCCCTCCTCGCAAATTTCCGCTCGCTTGGTTTCGTACTTCTTGCCGACTTCGTACTGAAAGTCCTTGCAGCGCAAGTCTTTGTCGAATCCCTTGAAGCATTTCATCACTTGACTTCCTCCCACTCGAACCGGCCTTTGCCGGAATTCCTCCACTGTCCGATGCCGCGCAGCGCGCCGTAGTCCAGCCACTCGCGCACTGCTTTTTCGTGCGCGTCGTCCATGCAGAGGATTGTCATTTCGCACGTCGTGCCCGCCGGGCATTCCTCGCTGCTGCTGAGTGCGGTTCTCTCGCCCTGCGCGGTCTGCGCACGCAGCGAACGCTGACAGATCGTGATTTCGCCCGGGGTATCGAGGCGAATGCGGCGCGGCTCAACGAAGATCAGGCCGTCGATGACCTTCTTGTAGGCCGTCAGCTTGCCGCTCTCGTTTACCGCCTTGCGCTTCTTTCCGGTCTCCGGGTCCTTGCCGCTGAGACGTGCCAGCATGCCGCAGGCGTCCTTGAAGAACCCCTTGACCTGGTAGTCCCAGAGAAAAGGCGTGCCATCCTCGTCCTTGGGGAACACAGTCGTGCCGCGCTCGATGATTGCGTCCTCACCGAGTGCCGCGACTTCCTCCGGCAGTGTTGCCGCGTCCGGGCTCTTCGAGCCGATGAACCGGCTGTAGATTTCCGGGTCTGCGGTTGCCGTGCCGAGAATGCCCTCGGTGAATGTCACGTGAATTTTCAGCTTTTTCATGATTTTTTGTCCTCCTGTTGTTTCGTTCCTCAAATTTTGCCGTCGCTATGCAACGCATGACCTCGCCATGCCATAGCTAAGCCTAGCAATGCTATGCCCTTGCCATGCTCTGCTACGCCTTGCTCTGCCCTCGCTGAGCTGTTCAATGCTATGCCCTCGCCGAGCTGTTCAATGCTATGCCTTGCCGTTGCTATGCTCTGCTGCGCTTTGCCTTGCCGTTGCTGTGCGCATCTGCGCTGTGCTATGCCGTTGCCTTGCAATGCTACGCCCTTGCTATGCTGCGCTTCGCCATGGCTATGCTCTACGCCTTGCTCTGCCCTCGCAGTGCAGTGCTATGCTGCGCTTTGCCTTTGCACGTCCAAGCTATGCCCTGCTCCGCCCTTGCCGTGCAGGCAGTACGCCGATTTTCTTAGCGCACTCGCTCGGCTTCCTGCCGATCTTTTTCGAGTAAAGCGCCTCGCCGATCGTGCGTTTCTGCATCTCGCGGATTACGTTCCGCCGTTTTATTCCGTCGGTCATTGCGTATCGCCCCTTTCCGCGCCCTCAGACGGCGCGTGTCGCGTTTTCACACCCCTCGGCATGTAATTTCATGCCTGAGTGCTTAACGGCGCTCACAGCGCATCTGAGCGGCTTTCAGCAAAAGCGTCTTGCGCTTGTTCAGCTCGTCCTTGAGAACGCGGTGGTAAAATCCCCACCCGAACAGCAGCACGAGCTGCGCGAAGATGCAGGCGAGAACGCCGAAAAGTACGGGGTTGATAGTCATGGTTTTTTCCTCCTGTCGTGTGTGCGTCCTACTCTCTCGAACGTTAGTGAGAGAGAGTTTATTTGCTTTATTTGCTTTATTTGCTTTATTCTTCTGTTGCCCTTTGTCTGCCCTCGGACTGCCCTCGGTTTGCCCTCGGTTTGCCCTTGGACTGCCCTCGGTATGCCCTCAGACGTTCCCGACGCGCCGCTTTGCAATGTCGCTTGCAACGTCTCCAATGTAGTAAACTACCCGCCTTTCACCGGGAACCCTCGGTGCACGAATAACCTTCTTTGCGGCCTTTCTGTCGCTCAAACCGTACACTTTCATGCACTGTTCGAGCGTTAAAAGCACCGCTCCGTTGTACACCTGCAACAGGTCGTTTTTCACTTCCTGCCGCAGTTCTTTGTAGCTCCGTTCCTCCATGTTCTTCCCTCCTTTTGGTTTGCCCTTGGACTGCCCTTTGTGTGCCTTTTGTTTGCCGTTGCGCGGCATTTCAACGCCTGTCTACGCTTTGCAATTCCACTGCTCCGCTCTGCCCTGCTATGCTATGCCGTTGCTCTGCAGTGCTCTGCCTTGCTATGCCCTTGCAGTGTCCTGCTTCGCGTTGCCTTTGCCACGCCTCGCCTTGCTAATGCTTCTCCATATGCGTAACGGCGTAGAGCACAAGGAGCGCGATTTCTGCGCCCAGTGTGGCAAGCACGCCCGCCACAAACGGGTTAATATACATCGGTGTTCACCTCCGTTGTGTGTCCTCTCTCAGCGTGTTATAATGGCTGAGAAAGGAGGTGTTGATATGATGCACTTAGGTTCAGAGCTTCGCCGGATTGAACAGGAAGCTGAATTAGAGTTCCGCGAAACCGTGCTGAAACAGCTTGACGAGGAACGTCAGCAGCGCGAAAAATCCGACGCCGAAGAACATAAATTTACCTTGAAGTGGAACCGCATCAATCTCGCTGTTGCGGTGTTCGCCGCTTTAGTCGGCGTGGCCGGACTTGTTGTTGCTCTTGTGGCTCTCCTCGCGTAATAGCGCGATCTGGTAGACGATGCTGCAGCAGCTCCATCCAACCGCAAAGCTGGATAAGCAAAGCGCTATAACTTTCAGCACCATGTCCTGCTCACCTCCTCACGCGCCCCGTGTGATTTCCTCGTCGGTAGCAAACAGGTAGTCAAACGACTTGTTGAAGTACCGGCAAAGAACTTTGCATTCTTTCGGCGTAAAGCGTCCGCTCTTCATCTTCGACTCATAGGAGTTTCGGCTAATGCCTAAAATCTCTCCCATCTGGTCAGAGGTCAGACCGTGGAACGCCTTCATGCCCATCAAATTTGGATACATGCTTATACCTCCTTTTGGTGTTGTTGGCATATCGCCAACCTGTGATTATAGTTTATCAGCAGAACGCCAACTTGTCAAGATATTTTTCGAAATTTGTTGACAAATCGCCAACTCAGCTATATACTGTAACCATAGGAGGTGAGCACATGGAATTTCACGAGGAACTGAAAGCTGCTCGCATTAAAACCGGACTGACTCAGCAGCAAATAGCCGATAAACTCGGCATCACAAAAAGCACTTATTGTGGATACGAAACTGCAAAACGCAGCCCCGACCCGCAGAGAATAAAACAGCTTGCAAAGGTTCTTCATGTCTCTGCTGATGCACTATTAGATATCAGCATAGAAAAAGAAACCTCCCCCGCCCCGGCGAAAGCCGAGACGAAGGAGGTAAGCGCAGACCAGATCAGAGCGCTTTTCGTTGCCGCCGGTATCATGCCGGACGGCGTAGACCTGACGGACGAGGATTTACGGTTTCTCCGTTCCGTCGCCAAAGCGGTCTCCGCTTGGTTTGAGCAGCGAGACCAGGGCAGTTAACACCTGCTCTGGCTCGTCGAACGTATTGAGATAGGCTGCGAGCTTTTCGTAATTTGGATATTTCGTTTCCATTTTGGGTTCCTGCCTTTCTTAATTCTCTGGTTTTATGATACGCCTGCACGTCGGGCGTATCAACCAAAACCGTCCGCAAGTTTCGACTATATTCTATCGAACGCCTGTTCGTTACGCAAGCCTTTGCGTAACGGCAAGCAGAAATTAAGTCCGATTTATGGGGCAAAAAAGCAAGCTGCGCGAACAGCTTGCCGGTTCTCTTATGCTGCTGTACTGTACCGCAGAGTGTATGTCTTTCCTCTGTACGAGAAGCAGGACGGGAAGTCGTGGCGTTCGAGCCACAGATGCACCTTTGAAACTACAGATTTCGTGTACTGTACGCTCGTACCGGAATGGCCGCTCGCGGCGTTCTGGTACGGGGTCAGCTCTTTCTCCTCCGGCAGAACGTCAACCTGCGCAATGATTGCAGCGATTGCATGCGTGTGCGGCTTGCCGGAGCGAGAGAGCACGCCGAGCTGCTTTGCGATTGCCGTTGCGTCGAACAGCTGCTTGTTCAGCGTAATGCTTTCAAGCGGAATTTCTACGCCGACCGGCTCATACAGGCTCTTCATCGCCACAGCGACGAACTGCGGAGCCATACCGGCCTCTTTGAGCGTCTGGCGGATAATGCGTGCCGCACTGTTGACCTCGCCGAGCCGCTTCTGCTGCACCTTCGGCGTTGCGTATTCGCCGGTCTTGCGGATTGCAGGCAGCACCTCGGACGTTACCCAGCGCTTAAACGCTCTGGCCGCCGGCAGCTTGCTCGACAGGATAAGGCTGTACAGACCGGACTCGTTGATGATGGTCGCATTCGGGTTTCCGGGAGTTCCGTCGCAAATCGCGACGCTATTCTTATCTTCGTCATCCACGTGTTTAGCCAGTGCGTCACGTGGATTACTGTAACCAAGAATATCGGCTACGTCCTTACCGACAAACCACGGTTCGCCGTTCTTGGTCAGCGTGCGAACCTCACCGAACTGGTCATTTGCGAAAATCTGAATTTCTTTGCTCATAGCATTGTCCTTTCTTCGTTAAGTGGAAAGGAGCGGCGGGAGCATACCCCGCCATGCATAACTCCAATGCCTGCCCCGTTTCGGGGTGAGCATGCTCTGCTGTAGCTACAGGCAATATACTAACAGGCATTTCAGGGAAAGTAAATCAGAAAACTTGCTGAATTTTTCAGCGCGGTTTTGCGTTTTCAGAACTTTTTCGGCTTTGAAAACTTCCTAAGAGTGAAAATTTCACCGCCCGAAATCGTAACGCAAAACTGCACAAAACGACGTTCAAAAAAATAATGGAGGCGATACCATGGCTCGTGATATGCTCAACGGAGAACGAGTTGTAACAGAGTGCAGCCTTTCACCGTTTTCTCTTATGATAGGAAAGATCGGCGTCGGATTTTGGTGCGTCTTAACCGTTCTTGTGTTTTTTGCAGGCACTGCGCAGCACGGAATTGTTGGCGGTTTTCAAGCATCGTTAATCCTTATTTTCGTTGATGCCTATGTAGCTTATCGACTGTATGCAAAGATGCGAACAAAGTTCATCCTTACAAACAAGCGTTTGATCGGAACAAAGGGCGTTTTCAAAAAAGAAAAGCTCGATGTACCGTTGGAGAAGATTGATAATGTATCCGTCAAGACCGGTGTTACCGAAAGCGTTGGTGATCTAACCGTTTTCAGCAACAAAAGCGTTTTTGTTATACCGAAACTCGGCGACCCCGGTTTGATGCGGCTCGCCATTTTAGAGCAGATCGACATTTACAAGCAGGAGCAGGCGGAAATGCATGCAGAGAAGATTGCGAATGCGGTCAAATAAGCAAAAAATAACGCCCACTGGCGGCAACCAGTGAGCGTTAAGCGAGGGTAGTAAAAGTTTGAGGAACGAATACTACCCTCTTATTATACGACAAAATAGGAGGAAATTCAACAATGAAAAAGAATGCTGACGGTTATTACCGTGAGACCTTCACGTTCAAGGGCAGGCGGTACGACGTAACCGCCAAGACAGAGCGCGAGCTCTGGCGGAAAGTCGACGAGAAAAAGCGCCGCCTTGAAGAAGGTGTAGACGTGGTGAACGAGAACACGAGCGTTGATAAGTGGTTTTTCAAATACCTTGAAACGTACAAAAAAGGCAACGTCTCCGACAAGACCTACCATCAGCTCGAGGCCTACGTCAAGAACTATATCTCTCCTGCAATCGGAAATCGTCGCTTAAAGGACGTGCAGACAATCCACTTGCAGATGATAATGAACGAGTGCGCCGGTAAATCGCAGTCACAGGCTCGCAAGCTGCGCGACCTTATCCGGCAAGGCTTCAAGCAGGCGCGTATCTCGCGCGTAGTGGCTTTCGACCCGGCAGAGGGTATTGTTATGCCAAAGACCACAAACGGCACACATCGCGCGATTACAGAGGATGAACGCAAGCATATTTTCAACGTAGCGCGCACGCACCGCGCCGGTCTCTGGGTTGTATTCATGCTCTATACGGGAGCACGTCCAGAGGAAACCAGGAAAGCGCGATGGGAGGACATCGACTTCAAGGGGCACGTTATCGTGCTGCACAGCGCTAAGACAGACTATGGTGATCGTCGTGTTCCTTGTCCGTATCCGCTGTACAAGCGGCTGAAATGGGTGAAGCAGGACAGCGGCTATCTCTTCACGCAGCCGACTACCGGCAGGCCGCACACCGAAACGTCCATGAAGCAGATGTGGCGCTCGTTCAAGCAGGCGCTTGATCTCGACATGGGCGCGCAGATGGTACGCGGTGTGATTGACCCGGAAACGTCCGTCGTGGCTGACGATCTCACGCCGTACTGCCTGCGGCATACATACGCAACTGATTTGCAGTCCGCCGACGTGCCGATCAACGTTGCAAAGGACTTTCTGGGGCACAAGTCAATTACCATGACGTCGCATATTTATACGCACCTCTCCGATGAAGCGTTCACGAACGCCTCGTTAAAGGTGCTCAGTTTTGCGACCGAGAGCAGGAAGAAAGCGCAGAAAAAAGTCGTCTCTATCCGTTGATTTTCACTCCCACACTTAGTCCCACATCCAGCACCCGTAAAAACCCCCAAAAAACCGCATTCACACAAAAACAAAAAAAGCGCCGCTTCCCTTGCGACGCTGTAAAAAGTTCAAATTAACAGATAAAAAGCTCCAAAACCACAAGGTTTAGGAGCTTTTTTGTTTGGTGGAAGTTAACGGGCTCGAACCGCTGACCCTCTGCTTGTAAGGCAGAGGA